ACATGTTGAGCACGCCGCTGGTATGCTTGCTGACGGTGGTGTTTTGGTTGCGATTGTTCCTTCTAGTGCAAACGAAAAGTTCAAGATCCCAGGGTTCGGAATTGAATGGCTTGGAGTTTACGATGACTGCTTTGCAGGGACTAGCGTTAGTGTGGCTATGATGAAGGTGGTTCGTTGACGCCCGGTAAATATCTGGTCCGGATCCGATGGTTCAACAAGTTGAACGGATGTCAATTTGACGAATGGCAGATCCGCACATGGGACGAACCTGTTTAGCGGGTGCGAGGTGGTGGAGTGGAGGGCGCTTATAGCGCCCTTCTCGTATCCGATCACCCACATGACCGGCAGCGACCGTTAGCGACGTAGCGTGGCGCTATCTGGCCGCAATACTTGCACGGTTCGGCTTGCATGTACCACCGCGCACCGGTGCGTAACGCATCGGCTCGGGATGGGGCGATAGTGTCCGGCACTGAGGCGGTCAATGAGCGCAACTGCTCCTTTATATCGTTCACCACGGCGTTAGCCTCGACCAGCTTACGTTGCAACTCTGCCCGTCGTTGTACCACCTCGGACTGCTCCTTTGCCGCCTCCCGCAACTTGCGTCGTTCTGCTGCCAAGGCGTCCCGCGCCTGCTTGCACATGAAGCATTTACCGTCTGCTGTCTTGATGCCCAGGTGGCCGCACGGGTTGTTCGCGGTGCGCGATACGGTGAGCGACGGATCGAATTTAACCGTCAACATCAGGCCATCCCATTCCGGCAACGGTTGGAAGTTTGGATAGGATGGGCCTACGTTTACGGTGCCGTCGTCGTTCAATTCCATGTTTACATACTTGTGAAACGCATACGCTAAGACGTCTTTATTCATGATTGGCGCTCCTGTCGTGATGTATAAAATTTTATAACAGTATGAGCGCCGCGTCTACACGGGACGCCGCAATGTATAAACCCCGAAAACCCCACACCGGGGTTAAATGCCGGGGGTCACTGTAACTTATTGAATCGTAACGGAAAACAGGTCAAAACGGTCTACCTCGGTTTTTTTCGCCTATTCCCCCTATTATTACTATATATACAGTATATATACTGTATATTGTATATAGTACCTATTATCCTCCTATCAATTCTTATTTAAAGGGGTATTGGGGTAAGTAGTAATAAGAGTAGTAATAACAGTAACTTACATCACCTCAAAAATTTACCCCCAATGATTCTAAACGGGGTGATGTGACAAAGCGGTCAGCATGTGGCATTATTGGGTCATCATGGTTCATAGGGCGGTGGCAGTAATGGCACTAACAATCAAACAGGAGAAATTCGCACAGCTCGTTGTGGAATTGGGTGATAATTCCAAGGCGTATCGGGGAGCGTATGACGCCAGTCGCATGAAGCCGGAGACGGTTCACCGGTCGGCCAAGGCGTTGATTGACAACCCCAAGGTAGCCGCAAGGATAGACGAGTTGCGCGAAGAACTCGCCAAGCGCGGTCGTTGCACGCTCGATTCGTTACTGCGCGAACTCGAAGAAGCCCGGACCGTTGCGCTCAGTTGCGAAACGCCTCAGTCGTCGGCAGCCGTGGCCGCTACGATGGGCAAGGCGAAACTGTGCGGTCTCGATAAGCAACTGGTCGAACTGTCCGGCACGATAACCACCCGTTCAACCCTGGCCGATTTCTACGACGATGAAGAATCCGACGCTTAACCCCGCACTGCGCGAATTCTGGCGCACCAGGACGGCCCCAGATGGTCACCCGGTGCGCTTTCGCGTGTTGCACGGTGGGCGTATGTCATCCAAGTCGCACGACGCGGCTGGCGTGGCCATAGCGCGCGCAAATCACCATACTGAGCGGTTCCTGTGTCTGCGGATGTACCAGAACCGGATCGCCGACTCAGTCTATACGCTGCTCAAGGACAAAATTTCCTATTTCGGACTGGACGCCAATTTCAAGGTCTACGCCGACGCCATCGAGCACAAATCAAACGGGTCGTTATTCCGGTTTTACGGTTGCGCTCGAAACGTGGACGAAATCAAGTCGTTTGAAGGGGCAACCGTTGCGTGGTGGGAAGAAGCGCACAACATGACCGAGGCAATGTTCACCACGGTACGCCCGACGGTCATGCGTAATGACGGCGCCGAAATGTGGTTCACGTTCAACCCTCGATTCGCTACCGACTACGCTTACAAACGCCTGGTCGTCAATCCGCCGGCCGGCACACTGATCCGCCGTATCAACTACGACGAAAATCCGTTCCTCAGTCCGTTCGCGTTGGCCGATATCGAATCGTCATTCGCCGAAGACCACGAACTGGCGCAACACGTTTACCTCGGCGTCCCATACGACAACGATGATTCTGTGGTTATCAAGCGCGCCTGGCTGCAAGCGGCCATCGACGCGCACAAGACCGTCAAACCGTCGTCCGGCATCTGGACGGGGCCGGTCACAGTCGGCTACGACGTAGCGGATAGCGGCGACGACAAGAACGCCACAACGACCCTCAGCGGCTCGGTGTGTATCAACCTGGACGAGTGGCGGGGCGGTGAGGATGAATTGCGGGAGAGTGCCGCCAGGGTGAAGCAAACGGCGGAACGTCTCGGCGCGTCCCAGGTCGGTTATGACTGCATCGGCGTTGGCGCAGGTACTGGCTCACACTTGAACAGTCTCGGTTGGCGTAAACACTTCAAGTTCAACGCGGGCGGTAAAGTGTCCGACCCGAAGCGCAACTACGCGGACAGCAAAATCCCGAACGAATTATTTTTCGCAAATCTCAAGGCCCAGGCGTGGTGGCTCACCGCCGACCGATTCCGCAACACATACCTGGCCGTCACCAAGGGTCGGCAATTCGCGGCGGATGACATGATCAGCTTGTCGAGCGAGTGCGACCCGCGCATGTTGGATAAACTGATCGACGAGCTATCCACACCGAAGCGCGACTTCGACAACGCTGGTAAGGTCAAGGTCGAGTCGAAGAAGGACCTGGCGAAACGTGATGTCGCATCGCCCAACATCGCCGATAGTTTCATCATCGCGTGCAGTCGTGGTATGCTTGCACGAAGATCATTGTCCGAGATACTGTGATGTCACCAGACGAGAAGATTGCCAAAGTCATGTCAGAATTCCACGCTGGTACGTTGCGCAGCGCCTCGGGCCAACCTGTGACGTCCAAGCGCCAGGCTATGACCATCGCGCTGCGTGAAGCGGGGGTTAAGCAATGACCAAGACGACCGCAGACGGGCTGACCAACGTAGTGAGCGGACTCGGCACCGAGAAATCCAAACGGTCGTATAACCAGTTCAGTTATTCGGCGCTGAACAGTTGGCAACAACTTGATGCCGCTTTCCAGTCGAATTGGTTGGCGGCTCAGATCGTTGAAGTACCAGCCGAGGACATGACCCGCGAATGGCGTGACATCAAGTGCGCCGATGCCGACGACATTCGCGCCGAGGAGGACCGACTCGGGATCCCTGCGGCGGTCAATGAGGCGCTATGCTGGGCGCGTCTGTTCGGTGGCGGCGGTATTCTCATGCTGACCGGGCAACCGCTCGACAAGCCGCTCGATGTGAATCGCATCAAGAAAGGCGACCTGCAACGGGTCATCGTGTTTGACCGTTGGGACATGTCGGCCATGGTGATGAACCAATGGAACGTGTTGGCGCCCAACTACCTGCAACCGGAATTCTTCACCATCAGGGGCGGGGCGCAACAAATCCACTGGACCCACTTCGCACGATTCAACGGTGCCCGTCTGCCGCTTCGCCAACGCGCCCAGTTGCAAGGCTGGGGCGATTCGGTATTGCGCAAATGCCTCGATGACATCATGGACCTTGTGGCCGCCAAAGACGGCATCGCCGAGCTGATGCAAGAGGCCAATATCGACGTCATTACCCGCCAGGGTTTGTCCGATGAGCTCGCCAGCGACCAGGACGATGCGATCACGAACCGCTACGCCATGTTTGCGCGAATGAAATCCATCGTGCAATTGGCGCTGCTGGACGGTGACGAAAAGCTAGACCGTCAGACGCTCAACCTGTCCGGTGTGGCACCCATCATCGAAACGTTCATGACATGGATCAGCGGCGCCGCTGACATTCCCGTGACACGCCTGTTCGGTACGTCCGCCAAGGGTCTGAACGCCACGGGTGAGGGGGATCTGACCAATTATTACAACTCGATCCGCTCGAAGCAAACGACCCAGCTCGA